CCTCGCAGCGGTAAACGCTCGGAAGGGTTCTCTGAGGGACGCTGCTCACGATCTGTTTGCTATCGATGAGATCAAAAAAGAGCTGATGACCATCCCTATGTATCGTGAGGAACTTGGCTTCTCCGACCGCCCCACCAAGAAGTTTGCCGGCAAGCTCGGCCCGTTTGAGGATGCCGATGGGTCATACCAGTCTGCGTATGATGCGGGTTACGGATATGCCACAGATGGTATACCTATAGGCGAAGCCCTCTCACGGTGGACCTCTCCTTTCATCTCAGGAATCCCCGATCCCTGGGATCAGAATATAAAGAGCTTCCAGAATGGGTACGCTGATGGAGCAGCCTCGCTGGAGGGCAACCTCTCCGACCGCCCCACCAAGAAGTTGTCGCAGGGACGGGATGCTGATAAGGCTATCGGGTTCCCAACGACGGGCAGCGATCCTACCTATGTCGATTCGGTGGTGGCGTATGAGGCGGGTTTGCGGTATGCGAAGGCAGGGTACGACCTGGAATCGGCGTTTGCCGAGTTTGAGCTGGAGGTCGAAAGCGGGAACGCCCTGGTGGGCGACCTTGGACGAACGAGGTTCGAGCAGGGATTCCAGAGGTCAGCCGTGTTCGCAGAGGTAGACGACGAGGACTACATCGAGCTGGACGCACCTCCTGGCAAGGAGAAGCAGGTGAGAGCCTTGAAGAAGGAGAAGGGCGTGGACAACCCCTACGCAGTGGCCTGGGCTGAGTATAACAAAAACCATTCTGAGACAATGACGGTGAAGCTATGAAGTTCAGCGACCTGCCTGGCGGGGCTTATGACGCCAAACAGAACAGCGACGGAACCTGGAACATCGGTGAGAAGAAGCCGATTCCCATAATGAGCGTGGTGCCGCAGGGTGCACGTGATAATTCCAAGGTGGTGGGGGAAGAATGGATGACCTCCACGGTGGCGAAGCACAGGATGATGGAGAAAAGCCAGGACTACCTCGCTCCGATCCACGTTGAGCATCATGGCGACGGTGCCGAGACAAGCCAGGCCGGGTTCCTCAAGCTCACCGGCATAGAGAAGATATGGCAGGATGGGGAGAAAAAAGACGCCATTCACGCCTCCTTTATCGGTGTGCCTGACGAAGTGTTCCAGGACATCAAGCAGAACAAGTACGCATACCGCAGCGTAGAGATCGCTGAGTGGAACAAAAGCGAGATCGCAAGCCTGGCCCTTCTGAGCGACGAGGCACCCTTTTTCAAGCTGCCCATGCTGAGTGTGGGAGAAGAAACACCTAATCAAGAGCCTATTTCTGTGTTAGACTCCGCACCTGTAGTCGCCATGCAAGAAGTCGGTGCCGGCGGCAGAATCCTGTTCAACTTTTCAGGGGCTACCACCATGAGCCAGTTCGAGGCAGAGAAAAAAGAAGATGACGTCGAAGAAATCGACATCGAAGAAGATGACGAGAACGAAGGCGATGCCAAGGTAGAGGACGTCAGCGACAAGGACAACGGGGATGAAAAGAAGAAGAAGGACGACGATGATGAGGAAGAATTTAAAGAATTTATGGCTCTCCTGAAGGCTATGAGGAAGTTCCAGACGGATGATGGCGAGGACTCCGAGAAGAAGAAGGACGACGATGAGGGCAAGTCTTTCGATAACGGCCTGGACATCGAGGAAGATGAGAAGGAGCTGTCGCCAGTGATGCGGGACTCTCGCTCTATGAGGCTCATGTCGGATCTCAACCGCCGGCTGATGCACCTCGAATCGTTCGCCCAGGGGGAGTCGCAGCGTCGAATCATCCAGAGTGCGGTAAAAGGTTGCCTTAGTCAGCTACGGGGCTACAATCTGCCCGATGACCTGGAGGCGACGATGACCCAGATTGCGGAGACTGCGGGAGAACACTACGAGACTACGCTCAAGCAGTTCACGGAGACATTTATCGCCTCGGCGGTGCCGCAGGACGACATCGAGACTCTTGAGCAGTTCGAGGAATCGATGACGATTGGCAAGGGCGAGGAAGCTCTGGCCCACTTCGCTCAACGAGGCCCAGACGCCCTGGCAGACGCCAAGAGTGCCCTGGGAATAATGAATCAGTGTAAGAAACTCGGTATGAGATTTTTCGACGGAATGGATGACCCGACGGCCTTTATTGAGGCACTTGACCACCACAGGAAGGTGGAGCGGGACATCAAGAATGAAAGACTCAATGGCAACGGCAACTCATCTACGGAGTAAATCATGGCAGCTCTAACTACTGCATACGTTATTGGAGACACCAGGAACAGAGGGTTAGAGTCCTACGTTGCGGTGTCAGGCGACACGATCTACGCTGGAGCCTTAGTAGGCACCGGCACGGCTGCGGGATCCAATGACGGATACCTGAAGCCCTGGGCTGACGCCGGAAGCACCAGCGGCCTCATCGCCTTCCTGGGCGTCGCCGTCATCACGGAATACGACACCGACAGCGACGTGGATGATTTCGCTGTGGTTGGCGACGGCACCAAGCAGGTTCCGGTCAACACCGAAGGGTTCATCATCGACAAGCTCGATATGTCCTCCGACACGATCACGATTGCTAACGTCGGTCTGCCGGTGTTCTGTGCGACCGACAACATCGCTGACATCACCGAGACTGCCCCAGGCAGTAATTCGGACCCTGTTGGCACACTGGTTACTTTCCGAACGGGCGAGATATGTGATATTCGCCTGTTCGATCCGACTGAAGCTCGCCTCATGCGAGACACTACCACCGCCTAAGTTTAGGAGATTTGAACAATGGCAGGACAACCAATTCTGGCAGGCTCTGCTTTTTCGGCAGGGATCCTAGCTCAGGCGAATGGTACGTATCGCAGAATGTACCAGACCGTTACTGAGCGTCTTTCGGGGTGTATGCAAGTGGACATACCCTCGACTCGTCGCCAAGAGATTTTCCATTATTTCGAGTCGGCACCGTACCTGGCTCGCTGGCCGATTGGCACAGGCGTAGAATCAGGTTCCTTCAAGGGCGTTCGCTACACGGCCACCAACCACCGTTGGGCCAAGGCTATTGAGTGGAATTTTGACGATGCCCAGGATGACCAGACCAACAGCCTGCTGACCCAGGCGAGGCAAATCGGAACGAACGCCGCCATGCTGGATGAGCGTGTGTTCTTTCAGATCCTCCTGGCCGGCACGGACGCTGACCTGCTGCCGTCGATTCCCAACGCCCCTGATGGCGTGGCGATCTACAACTCAGCAAGCAGGTTCGGCATCTCGGCTGGTAACACCGCTGCCGGCCTCGTAACGTCGGGCAATATCATCAGGAGCAAATACTGGAGTGCACTGTCTACGTTCAGGCGTATGCAGGACACCCAGGGACAGCCGCTACACGATGAAACGGTCATCGATGGCAAGAAGCTCCTGATCTACGACGCCGAGGACGAGTTGGCCTTCCAGGAGGCTTTCATTCAGAACCAAGTCGCTGGCGTGGCGATGCCGAATACGGCACCCGACGCCTCGACTGAGATCGCTGGCGTGTCGAACGTGGTCCAGGATGCCAACCAGATACCGACTATCTGGAGCACCCAGAGGATCAGCGACAGCTCGTACTACGTTTTCCTGGAGAACTCGCTTATTAAGCCGGTGTTCTCGATGCTCAGGGAGCCGCTGCGTGAGCAAATCGCTACCTTCGACAACAGTGACGTCGCCAGGGACAAGGGGATTGAATCGGTGAGGTTCTGGCTCCGAAAAGGGTTCGGCGTGAATCTTCCCTACTCCACGTTCCGTTTCGAGACTTCCTAATTTTTCGAGGCAACTCTGTAAGGAGAGAATATGCCAACAACGAAGGGCGTAGATACGCCCACCAAGCAGGATCGCAAGGTCAAGGACGTAAAGTTCGAGGGGGAAAAGAGATTCTTTGCTGCCATCAAAAAGGCTGACAGCAAGCTCTACCCCTGCGGATCTATCGGAGCGAGAAGCGTAACGATTCAGGTGTATGTCAACCAGCTTGAGGCCATCGAGGAAGGTGGAGACAACTTCCTCCAGATGGGTGCCAAGCTCCTGGGCGACTACATCGAGCTGACTGCTGAGAAATATCGAGAGGTTCTGGCTCACGTATCTCAGCGGCGGGTTCACTGGTTTCGGAACGCCGAGGGCGAGGAACGGAGGGCTGTGATCTACAAGACTGAGATCAAGTCCACCATGAAGATCCTGCCCAACATCGAGCAAACCGAGCCTCTCAGCAAGTACATCGTGCTGCT